AGAAGAAGAACAGAAGACTATGGGATGGCATACCTTTGAGGGCACTGGTATAGGTGTTGAAGAATGGTAATTGTATAAATAAAGGTATTGAATATAACCGTATTATGAAAACTTATAATAGATACAAAGGATAAAAGTTATGGCACTTTTTACACCCTCTGCTTCTCCTGCTGTAACAGTTAAAGAGATTGATCTTACAGGCGTAGTGCCTAACGTTCAGACTTCAACTGGTGCATTTGTGGGGAACTTTGGTTGGGGGCCTGTCGGCGTAGCAACTTTAGTCTCAGATGAGACTGGGTTGGTAAGTACGTTCTCAGCACCAACCGACGATACTTCAGTAGATTTCCATTCTGCTGCGTACTTTCTACGTTACTCGAACTCTATGTTTGTTGTACGCGAACAGGATTCTGACGCAAGAAACTCTGTTGCAAACCACACCGGCCTCGGTAGTTTGACTGCACAAACAGTCAACAACTTGGACGCATTTGAGAACCTAACTCTTGATAGTTCCGATGGTGCATTCATTGCAAAATATCCAGGCGAACTGGGTAACTCACTAAAGGTCTCTATCTTGGGTTCTGACTCCGATAACGGTGGAGTGACGAACTTCAATGCATGGACATACAAAGACCAGTTTGATGGTGCGCCTGGCTCATCACCTTATGTTACTGCTCTCGGCGGTAAGAACGATGAGATCCACGTTGCGGTCATTGACGAAGACGGTGAGATTACTGGTACTGCTGGAACAGTTCTTGAAACATTCCCATTCTTGTCTGTTGCCAGAAACGCAAAGGCAGCTGACGGAACTTCAAACTACTACTACGATGTTCTGAAGATTCGTTCTAACTGGTTGTATGCAACTAATGCATGGACTACTGGTACGACTTCAACCACTCCTGCTGTTGCTGGTATTTATAGTGCACCGATGGGAACTGCCAGTGTAACAACTGTATTAACAGTCACGGACGGAACTACGACAGTAACTATTGGTAGTGCGGCTTACACCTCTCATGCTGATATGATTACTGCTATTCAAGGTGGGACAAATTATGGTTCCCTACTTTATACGGTAAGTCTTTCTGGTACAAACATCGTATTTACCTTCAAGAGTGCTGGTGCAGTCGCGGCCGCTCCGACTTTCACTAAAGAATCGTCTTCAGTCACAGTAACAGAAACTACGGCTGGTGCTAATGCGATTACTTCAGTCTCCGGTAATAACGATTTTAGTGGAGCACTGTGGGGTAGTAACGCAACAACTGCTGGACAAGATTTCAAGGCGGATGTTAAGTGGGGTGCTAGTCAAATTGAAAACGAGTGGTCATTCACTTCTGGTGTAACTTCAAGTTCACTGGGAACTGATGACATGCTACGTGGATTTGACAAGTTTGAGGACAAAGAGAATATCGAAGTAGACTTCTTGATTGCCCCCGAATCACTCGCAGACGCAAGCGCAACTACGATTGTAAATGACCTTGTATCTATTGCTGGTACTACTCGTAAGGACTGTGTGGCAGTTGCCTCACCTTCTCGTAACGCTGTAGTAGTCACTGGTACTAACACCGCTATCTTAGCGTGTAACAATACCTACACTAAGTCATCCTACTTAGTACAAGACAACAACTACTTGAAAGTCTTTGATAAGTACAACGACAAATACATCAAGATTCCTGCTGCATCATCCACTGCGGGACTCATGGCTGCTACCGACTTAGTCGCTGCACCGTGGTTCTCCCCTGCTGGTTCAAGACGAGGACGATATCAAGGTATTACCGATATCATCGTGTCTCCGACTAAGGCAGAACGAGATGCATTATATAAAGTAGGCATCAACCCGATTGCTAACATCCCAGGCGAGGGTATCATGCTCTTTGGTGATAAGACCAACGAGTCACGACCATCCGCATTCGACAGAATCAATGTTCGTCGTTTGTTCTTGGGTGTTGAGAGAGCAATCGCAATTGCAGGACGCAACGTAATGTTTGAGTTCAACGACGAGTTTACTCGTGCGGAGTTCGTGAACATCGTTGAACCATTCCTTCGTGAGATTCAGGGACGCCGTGGTATCACGGACTTCCGTGTACAATGTGACGAAACGAATAACACCCCTGCTGTTGTTGACCGTAACGAATTCATCGCAAGCATCTTCATCAAACCTGCCCGTTCTATCAACTACGTAACATTGAACTTCGTAGCGGTAAGAACTGGTGTCGAGTTTGAAGAAGTCGTTGGCACAGTATAAGGAGTAGGAAATGGCAATTTTAGGTGTAGACGATTTCAAATCGAAACTCAGAGGGGGCGGTGCTCGTCCTAATCTGTTCAAGGCAACAGTCAACTTTCCTGGCTATGCGGGAGGAGATGTCGAACTGACATCCTTCCTGTGTAAGACAGCTCAGTTACCTGCCTCAGTCATGAATGTTATTGAAGTACCATTCCGTGGCAGACAGCTCAAGATTGCGGGTGACCGCACGTTTGAGACATGGTCTGTCACTGTCCTGAACGATACGGACTTCAATGTTCGTAACGCAATGGAACGATGGATGAATGGTATCAATAGTCACAGTGCAAACACTGGTTTGACTAACCCTATTGACTATCAGGCAGACTTGATTGTTGAACAACTAGATCGTGACGAAAGTGTGATCAAGAAGTACAACTTCCGTGGTTGTTTCCCAGTGAACGTCAGTGCTATTGACGTAAGCTATGAGACAGTAGATACCGTGGAAGAGTTCACAGTAGAGTTCCAAGTACAATACTGGGAATCTGACACAACTAGTTAATCTAGTTATAAGTAGAGGGGTAGGGTAGTCCTACCCCTTTATTATGAGGAAAGTAATGGCAGAACAAGACAATAGTATTCTCAAACTCTTTGGTTTTGAAATCAAGAGACAGGATAAACCTGAGAAAGAGAAAGACAAGTTAAAGTCGATTGTTGCCCCCACCGATGAAGATGGTGCGGGTTATGTCACTGCGTCTGGTAGCCACTATGGTCAATATATTGACATGGAAGGTAGTCAGGCAAAGGACAACCAACAACTCATAGTCAAGTACCGTGGAGTTGCGACTCATCCAGAAGTAGATGCTGCAATCGAAGACATTGTCAATGAATCTATTGTGGGTTCCGAGATGGATGTCTCGTGTGAAATTAATCTGGACAAGGTAGAGGCTCCAGACAGTATCAAGAAACAAATGACCGAAGAGTTCAACAACATCTATTCAATGTTGAAATTCACCGATCTGGGTCATGATATATTCCGTTCATTCTATGTAGATGGTCGTATTTACCACCACCTTGTAGCGAATGAATCAAATCTGAAAGCAGGTATCCAAGAGATCAGAACGATTGATGCTGCTAAGATTCGTAAAGTAAAAGAAGTAAAACACAAGAAAGACCCTGTAACGGGTGCAAAAGTTGTAGAGAAAGTTTCTGAGTTCTATATCTATCAAGAGAAGGCAGGAACCAACCAAGGGGTAAGGTTATCCCCCGATTCAGTATCATATGTGTCGAGTGGTCTACTAGACCCCAGCAAGAAGCAGGTAGTATCCTATCTCCACAAGGCACTAAAACCAATCAACCAGTTACGCATGATGGAAGACTCCTTGGTCATCTATCGTTTGGCCCGTGCACCAGAACGTCGAATCTTCTATATCGATGTGGGTAACATGCCACGTAACAAATCTGAAGCGTATATGCGTGACATCATGTCTCGGTATCGCAACAAGATTGTATATGATTCCAGTACAGGTCAACTAAAAGATGACCGCAAGCACATGTCAATGCTCGAAGACTTCTGGTTGCCTCGTAGAGAAGGTGGTCGTGGCACAGAGATAAGTACATTACCAGGCGGTGAGAACCTTGGTCAGATTGATGACATCCTGTACTTCCAGAAGAGACTGTACCGTTCATTGAATGTACCTGTCAATCGTCTGGAGCAAGAAGCACAGTTTACACTAGGACGATCAACCGAGATCTCTAGGGACGAAGTAAAGTTCCAGAAGTTTATTGACCGTCTGCGTAGAAGATTCTCAATGTTGTTTACTGGGATACTCAAGAAACAACTTATCCTCAAAGGTGTTATTACCGAACAGGATTGGGAAGAGTGGAAGTCTGCTATTACGGTTGACTTCCAACGCGACAATCACTTTACTGAACTGAAGAATGCAGAACTGTTACAGAACAGACTACAGACTTTGGATTCAGTATCACAGTATGTGGGTGAGTACTTCTCCCGTGAGTGGGCTATGAAGAATGTCATGATGATGTCTGATGAGGACATCGAAGAAATGAAGCAACAGGTCGAAGCAGAGAACTCTGTGGTAGACGAAGATGAGGAAACTAATGATGAGTGAAGTAGAAGAGTTGGAACAGGAAGTTGAGATTTCTGCTGTCGAACAGATGATTAATCAGATCAGTGCTGGAGACTTAAATAAAGCAGAGGGATCATTTCATAGTATTATTCAAGATAAGATGGCTGATGCACTAGAAGCACAACGCATTGCAACAGCACAGGCAATCTTCAATGGTCAGGATGATGACATTGAGGATGGTGATGAAGATCTAGAAGTCGAAGACGAAACGGATGATTTTCTTGAAATAGAGGATGAAGAAGACGATGAAATCGTAGAGGATGAGGTTGAAGAAGATTAGTATTCAACCCTCCCCGTAACGCTGAGCTATTTTATCATAAAAAACATCGTTTGTCAAGAACTTTATTCTTATAAATAATACTATGAAATCTTTCAAAGACATTATGGTAGAAGTCAAGGGCAAGAAACCCAAGGGTGAGGTTGTCTTTGACAAAAAAATAAAACGTATCCCCGTTCTTATTGTAAAGGACAAGGGGACTTTGCCTTTTGTGGTATACATTGATGGTGACAAACTAGACGCCTTCAAGACACAAAAGGATGCAGAAAAGTCTGCTATGAAGGTAATACAGGAATTGACTTAATGAAACTTATTACTGAGTTTACCGAGAACGACACTCTACAATGTATCGTAGAGAAGAAAGAGAATGGCGAGAAGAACTACGTCATCGAAGGCGTTTTCGCACAGGCAGACAAAAAGAATCGAAACGGGCGTGTTTATCCCAAGGCAATCATGGAGAATGCCGTAAATAAATACGTGACCGAACAGGTTAGCAAGAAACGTGCAGTAGGGGAACTAAACCACCCCGAAGGCCCGACTGTTAACTTGGATAAAGTTTCACACCTCATCACGGATCTCAAATTTGAGGGAAATGATGTGGTTGGAAAGGCACAAATATTGGAAACCCCAATGGGTAAGATTGTAAAAGGTCTCCTTGATGGTGGTGTACAACTAGGTGTGTCAACTCGTGGTATGGGTAGCCTTGAGCAACGAAACGGCGCAATGGTCGTTAAAGACGACTTTATTCTTAGTACTGTTGACATAGTACAAGACCCTAGCGCACCTGAAGCATTTGTTAATGGTATCATGGAAGGTGTAGACTGGGTTTGGAATAACGGTGTTTTGACTGCACAGGTAATTGAAAAAATGGAGACTGAAATTAAAACTGCTCCGAAACCTGTCTTGTATGAGACAAGTGTTCGAGAGTTTAAGAATTTCCTCTCGTTACTAAAGTCTAGAACGTAAGGAGTCTAAAATGACTGAAGAAGTAAATCAAGAGGTCGAACTCCACGATGAGGTAACAGACGAAATCGTGGAAGAAACTCTCGAAGAAGCAGCACCTGCTCCTAAAGGGAAAGCCGATGCAAAAGCAGCTGACGAAGAAGAGTCAATTGCTACTGTGGACAAGGCAGGCGATGCAACAAGCAAAGCTCCTGTTCCAAAGACAAAGGCGGGTATGATTAATGCTATGAGCATGAAGTTACATTCTATGAAGAAGAGTGACCTCGCAGCCTCATACGGTAAAATGATGGGCGAAGAAGTGGAAGTAGAAGATTCAATCGTGGAAACACAGGTTGATACCTCTGCTGAACTGGACGCATTAGTCGAGTCTGAAGCTACACTCAGTGATGAGTTCAAAGCAAAAACCGCAGTAATCTTTGAAGCAGCTGTGAAGTCAAAACTATCAGAAGAAGTTGATAGAATTGAAGCACAGTACAAGGAAGAGTTGGCAGAAGAAATTTCTTCTACTAAGTCAGAACTTGTAGAAAAAGTAGACAGCTACCTAAACTATGTAGTTGAAACTTGGATGGAAGAGAACCAAATTGCAATCCAAAACGGTCTTCGTACCGAGATTGCTGAGACCTTCATGGACAAGATGAAAGATCTGTTCGTAGAGTCTTACATTGAAGTACCTGAATCCAAGGTTGATCTGGTTGACGAACTGGCTGAGTCAGTAGAAGAGTTGGAAACGCGACTCAACGAAACTACTCAGAAAGTTATTGACACTACAGAGGAACTGGAAGTATACAAGCGTGACACGATCATTCGTGAAGCGTCACGTGACCTTGCAGAAACTCAGGTTGAAAAACTGAAGTCACTCGTAGAGAGTGTTGACTTTGATGACGAAGATTCTTTCGCATCTAAGGTCAAGACGATCAAAGAGTCATACTTCAAAAAAGAAATTATTGATGGTGAAGAAGTTGAACAAGTAATGGAAGATGCTGACCAAGAAGTTGAAGTATCATCTGTTATGGAACACTATCTTGCAACTATCAACAAGACAGCAAAATAAGGAATAAAAAATGCAATCTTACGATACTTTAATCGAAAAGTGGGCCCCCGTCCTTGACGCCCCCGCTGCTGGTGAGATCACTGATCCTCACCGCCGTGCAGTTACTGCTGCAATCCTCGAAAACCAAGAAAAGGCAATCGCTGAAGAGCGTTCTGCTTCTGCTGGTTTCTTGTCAGAAAACGCTGCTGCTGGTGCGAACAACACTGGTTCAGTAAACAACTTTGACCCCGTACTGATCTCACTGGTTCGTCGTGCAATGCCTAACCTTATGGCATACGACATCTGTGGTGTACAGCCAATGAATGGCCCAACGGGTCTTATCTTCGCGATGAAGTCACGCTACCAAGGTGGTTCAACTTCAAACCGTGAAGCATTGTTCAACGAAGCAGAAACCCAGTTCTCTGGTGACTCTGGTGGTACTCATGACTCAGACAACGCTTCCGGTTGGAACGGTGTTGACTCTCAAGGCGCACGTTTGACTGCACTTGCTGCAGGCGGAATGCCTACTGCTGATGCTGAAGCATTGGGTCGCACTGGTGGTTCATCTTTCAACGAGATGGGATTCACCATTGAACGTCAGACGGTTACTGCTAAGAGCCGTGCACTGAAAGCGGAATACACGCTGGAACTGGCACAAGACCTCAAGGCAATCCACGGTTTGGATGCAGAGACTGAGTTGGCAAACATTTTGTCTACTGAGATTCTTGCTGAAATCAACCGCGAAGTAGTTCGTACTGTAAACAGCCAGGCGAAGACTGGTGCACAACAGGGCAACGTAACTGCCAAGGGTGTTTTCAACTTGTCATCTGATGCAGATGGTCGTTGGAGTGCTGAGAAGTTCAAGGGTCTGACTGTACAGATTGACCGCGAAGCAAACGTCATTGCTAAAGAAACTCGTCGTGGAAAGGGTAACGTAGTTATCTGTTCTTCAGATGTTGCTACTGCTTTGGCTGCCGCTGGTTCTTTGGACTACGCTCCTGCCATTGCTAACAACCTTCAGGTTGATGACACTGGTAACACTTTTGCAGGTGTATTGAACGGACGTATCCGTGTATACATCGATCCCTATGCTAACACTGATTACATCACTGTTGGATACAAGGGTCAGAACCCATATGACAGTGGTGTATTCTACTGCCCATACGTTCCTCTGCAAATGGTTAAGGCAGTTGGCGAAAATGACTTCCAACCACGTATCGGGTTTAAGACTCGTTATGGTATGGCGTCTAACCCATTCGTAGGTGCTACGCCTGCCAATGGTCTCGCTACGGTTAAGACCAACCAATACTACCGTATCTTCAAGGTAACAAACATCTTGGATTAAGATTGGTATAAAAATAAGAGTGAGGTCTACTCACCATTTTATAGGGGTACTTCGGTACCCCTTTTTTTATGCAAAAAAAGTGTTGACAAACCTTGCCAGATCCTCTATAATACTCGTATTGAAACTAAGAAAGGATCTAGGTAATGGATCATATCGATATCTTTATGGATCAGGCATTCGTCCAAGTGGACGGAAAAATGGTTCTTGGAGTGGATAAGTATCAGTTCCGTGAGGCACTGAAAGCATTAATGCTTGCGGGTGGTGACGCGATGTATAACTATACGCGAGACCTTCAGGGTAACCTTGGAAATGGTCTGGAGTCTCTGAATGCTTCCACATATGGCACTCCATACTTCAATACCGAAGAGGACGCACAGTCCTATATCGATGCACTACGAACTGAACTGTGGGGACGATAGAATGGAAATAGTGTTTGTAATAGGGTTTATAGTGGGGTTTCTCATAGGGAGGATTAGATAATGGAATATGATTATAAACGGTTGATCACGAATGCTTACAACGCAAAGAAGCGATGTAAGTCCGAGTGGGGTCAGAAATACTGGGCTCGTGTAATGACTGAGTTAGTTGATAACATGCAGAAACAACCGCCCAATCTCTTATAAATAGAAGTATATTCTATAAGAGGTTCTCATGCCAGTAGATTCACAAGTTCAGTTACTCGATGAAGAACTGACAACCAATCTAAACTACCTCCAACCTACGGGGTTTCGTGTGATCATTGATAGAACGCGATACCCCAACTTGGAGTACTTTGCACAGACTGTGTCACACCCAGGCGCTACTCTGAGTCCGTTGGAGTTGCCTACTCGTAGGATAACTTCTGTGCCATTGGCGGGTGACAAGATCACCTACTCTGAGGTGTCCTTTGACATCTTACTTGACGAGAACATGACATCCTATCGTGAGATGTACGACTGGATGATTCGTATCACTAATGAGGGTCAGGTGTCTGCTGGACAACGAGACACCAAGAAACCCACATATGCTGACATAACCTTGGCAGTATTGACTAGTCATAACAACACGGCCCAGAAGATCCGATACAAGGACTGTGTACCCACTGGACTGGGTGCCATTGAGTTTCAATCCACTACGGGTGACACTCAGTACTTGACCTTCAACGCATCATTTAGGTTCGCTCAGTTTGAAATAGTCTAAAAAATGACTTGACATTCCGTGCTATATACTGTATAGTACTGGAAACACTTTGGTAATTTTATATGATACTAAACAAAGAAGACGCACTGTATGCTGCGAATGTCTTCACTGAATTCTTTGCGAATTTTGACCGTATTGACGATTACATGCGAACAGTCAAACTGGAACGTATGGGTGGATTCAATGCGCTGCCTGGCATGGGCCCTGAAGAAGACATCTTCGATAAGTTTGATATGCATCCCCGTGATATGGAGTTTGTGATCTACGAACCCAAACTCAACGAGTTCATGCAGTACATGGAGATTACCACATCTGCGCCTGTTGAGTCCAGCATTCCGGGCAAGCAACTCAACTATATCGTAAAAGAAAAGAACACTGGTCTGGTTGTTGGTATGATTCGTTTCGGATCGCCTACCATCAACAGCAGACCCCGCAACGAGTGGTTGGGCAAACCACTAGACACCATGAGTCCCGAAGTGATGAAGCGATTCAACGAGTCCGCCATCATGGGGTTCAATATTGTCCCGACACAACCGTTTGGTTTCAACTACCTTGGTGGCAAGTTACTTGCAGCCATCTGTTGTTCTCACATGGCACGGGAACGTATCAACGAGAAGTACGATGCGAACATCTGTATGTTCGAGACCACATCTCTGTATGGGTCAACAAAGGCGGCATCTCAGTATGACGGTATGAAACCGTTTCTACGACACAATGGTCTGACCGACTCCAACTTCGCACCACTGATCAACGATGAGAACTTCCGTAGACTCAACTCTTGGTTTGCTGGTAAGAACGGAGAACCTCTGGTGCCTGCTGATGCGTCATCTCGTAAACTCAAGACTCAGACCAAGATGGTTGCCATCATCAAGAACTCCCTGAAGGCAGTTGATGAGTGTGCATACAAAAAGTTCTGTCAGACCTTCCTTGATGCGAAGGGATTGACCGAGAAGAAACGTTCTTACTATTCTACCTACGGGTACGAGAACGTACAACAGTATCTCAACCTTGAGACTGATACCCTGATAAAGAAAGAAAACTTTGATAGGTTCAGTCTTGAGGGTGTGACAGAGTGGTGGCGT